TCCCGCTTCACTCGTCTGCATCTTCGGCTTTCTTTGCAAGGTCAAGGATGTAACGCTCTGCCATCGCCAGACCTTGGATGACGCCGCAGAGCTTCTGGTATTCCTCAAAAGTGCGACACGAACCCCCCGCCAAGTCATCGGCGTAGTTGTTCATGTCGGTGCGTATTTGTTCGCGCAATACGCGTGCGAAGTCTTGGATCACTTACGTGTTCGCTCCTGTTGTTGACGTGCTGCTTCAGCACGGGATTTAGCGATCTCGATGCCCAGCTTGACACCGTCCCGCTCACTGTCAGCCGCCATCTTGGCCTTGTCCTTTTCGATGGCGGAGGCGACCTGCATGCCACGAAGCTGAAGGTCACCCTTGACCTTCTCCTCTTCGAGTGCCTGCTTGTCGGCTTTGGCTGTGGCGTCCACCGCCAACTGCTTCTCTTTAAGCGCAGCTTCCTGCTGAGCCTTCTGCGCCTTGACCTGCATCTCCTGAGCCTTGAGTTGCAGTTCTTGGGCACGAAGCTGCAACTCTTGCTGCTGCATCTGGATCACCGGGTCTTGCGCTTGCTGCTGGGCCTGCATCATCGCGGCCTGCTGCTGGCTCTGAGCCACGACCTGATTCGCCGCCTGCGCCATCATGGTGGACAGCGCGATCTCCACCTGCGGCGGGAGCTTCTCGTCCTCGGGAGGCAGGGGCATGCCCAACTGCGCTTCGATCTGCTTGCGCATCTTGAAGCCGATGTGCTCAGCGATGTGCGCTTGCAAGGCAGCAGCCAACTGCTGCGCCTGTGGGTTCTGTCCCAACTGCGCGGCAATCATCGGGTCTTGCATCATCATGTTGTGCACGGCGATGTGAGCGTCGTGGTCTTGGTGCAAGAACGCCTTGACGGGCTTGAGCTTGAGGATGTTCTGGTTCTCGGTGACCGGGTCGATGGGCTTCTGATCCTCCTCCAACGGGATGATCTTCTCGGCGTTCTTGATGCCCAGCACCTCCAGCATCCCACGGTGAAGCTCAGGCAGGTTGTAAATCTGCGGAGCCATCTGCGCCATCTGGATGGCGGCTTGGAACTGAACGACGCGCTGCGACAGCGTGGCAGCGTTGGGATCGCTGACGGGGATGACGTCCACCAAGTCGTAGTCGCTCTGCTTGGCACGCTTCGATCCGTACTCGGGATCGTAGGTGTAGTCCGGGTCCGTGTAGTCGCGGATCAGGTTCTTCAGGAGCTTGAACTCCTGCTTGAGCGAGAAGTGCGTACGGGCCTGGACAGCGGTGAGGACTTTGAGTTGGCGTTCGAGCAGGGCCAGCGTGGTGCCCACGGGCGCCTGCGCCGACATGTCGGCCACCTTCATGTCTGCGGTGGCAGCGAAGCGACGTCCTTCCTCAACAATATTCCCCAGCAACTGGTACAGAACGCCGGACGGCTCCTTGTACGGCAGCGGCAGGATGCTGTCGCGGATGTTGCCACTAGCGACATCCACGTCGCGGAACTCGCCCGGAGCGATGGGGGTGTCATCGCCCTTGATGCGCAGCCCTCGGCTCTTCAAACCTCCGGGCAGGTTGCTCAGCGTGCCAGCGTCAACAAGCTGACGCATCAGGGACGTCGCGGATTTAGCGAAACCGCCAATCAGGTGGAACAGGCCAAAGCCGTACGCTCCGAAGCCGGGGACGTACTGGTAGTGCACGAAGTGCTGGCGCTTGAGTTTGAGTGCGTCGTCCTCACTCCAGTTTCTCCTTATTGCTAACACATCGTTCGTGCCCTTGATCATGGTCACGACGTACGGCAGCGCGATCTCGGAGTCTTCTCCTTCGCCGTATTTGTCTTGCTTGATGTTCAGGTCTACGTGAATCTCGTAGAGCGTGAAGCGATCATCGTTGAGGTCACGGAAGCCAGTCTCTTTGTCCTTGGCCTGCTGGATGTCGGTCTTGTTCTTGTCGGGCTCGCCAAGCTCAACGTCCCGATAGAAGCCCGCTTCCTGCAGCTTGATGATGTCGTTCTTGGTTTTCCGCATGACGTGCGTCAGGCGGTAGCAGGTGTCCATGTCGGTGGCGCCGTACGGCAGGATGATGTCCTCCGCAGGCACGAACATGCTGACTTGTCGGCCCAGGTTCGGGTCGTAATACACCTTCTTGAACGCCGAGCCCGTAGCGGGCAGCGACCAGAGCATGCGCTCGTGCTCAGGCCGGAACTCCTTCATGACCTCGGTCAATTCGTAGTTCATGTCATCCTCGACGCGGACAGCGGCCTCTTTCACCTCGGGCGTGTCCTTGCCGATGATCTTGGTCTTCACCGGGCCCTGTGCGGGGAACGTCTCGGTGATCATCTCAGACTGGAACTTGACCACGGCCTCCGTGATCATCGGGTGGAACACGCCACATGCGCCGTTCCACGGCTCCGTCCGCTCTTCGATCTGCAAGCCCAACAGCTTCAAGCCATCGACGTACGCCTTCTCCCACTCCTTGCGGGAACCCACGTCTTGGGTGATGTCTGCGGACAGGTCGGAGCCGAGTCCTTCAATAAAGGACGCGTCAAGCTCCTCAGCCAAGTTGGCATCGAAGCCACCGCCCTCGGGCTCCTCCGGGGTGAGGCTGATCTCTAGCCCGTCGATGCCAATATTGACCTCGTCCGGGTTGACGATCTCGATCTCCAACTCAGGCTCAGCCTGCGCCATCTCTTCCAGACCCACGGGCGCGCCGTACAGCGCCTTGTCGATGTTCGTTGCCATGTCTGGCCTTTCTTAAATCAGTTTGCGGTTACCCGCATTTTCGACGTAGCCGCCGTCCGCGAGGCCCAACAGTTTCTTCAGCTTGTCGGAGGTTCCGCCGCCTTCTTCTTTCTCAGGCACGCGGGTGTAGGGCGGGATGTCTCGGGGATCAAGCCGGGTTTGCCGCAAACCCGTCACAGCGTTGTACGCCTCGCGCACGTTCTTGTCCTTGAACATCGTTTTGCGAAGCTCAGGGTCTTTGGTCAGATCAACACCAAGCGCAGCTTCTGCCCCGGCGAGCGTGGCAAAGATTTCATGCAGGCCGACCTGTCCTTCTTCTTTGATGAAGTCCTTGTCCATGTAGCCATTCTTGATGCCGTACTTCTTCTCCAAGTAAGGCAACGACTCCGCAAGCCCATCAAGAAACTGTGGCAAAGCCCGGTGCACTTTGCCGCCGCCCTGCTCAATCATCTTGTTAAAAATCTCGCGGGGCATCTGCGCAAACCCCGCGTTCTGCCGAGCCAGCAGGTGCTCCGCCTCGTGCGCAATCGTCATTGCATCGGCCTTGGGGTTCACAAAAATGTTCTGCTGCAGACCCCGATTGCGCTGTTCGTCAGCCACCCGGTTGGAGTTCAAAACAAACGCCCGCGCATTTTTGTCTGACAGAAACGGCATCTCGCGCACAAGCAGGTTAGGAAGTCCTGCGGTGTTGTACGGCAGCGCCTCCTTGCTCTTGCGCACAGGCGCTTCGCGCTCCGTAAACGGCAAGCGATTGCGCATAAGCATCGCCATCGTATCGTCGTCGTATTTTTGACTGGTCATCGCACCCTCACTCAGTAGTACGCCGCTTTGCGTGGCGTGAAGTAGCGTTCATTTTGTTCGTCTGATTCCAGACTTACAAAGCCCCCTTGACGGAAGCGCAGGAGCGCCTGTGTCGTAGTGTCCACGAAGTCGTCGTTCTCGCCTACAGGGAACGCCGCCATCTCCTCGATCACCTCCCGGGCCCAGCGCGTGTCGGGCGCCCAGACTTTCCCAGAGAAGAACAGGTCTGCCACCGCGTTCATCCGCACCACCTTGTCGTTGCCGCGCGACGGTGTGTACTCAGCCACGGGGATGCCCATGTTTCTGAGTTCGTAGATCAGCGGGGCACCCGCTGCCTTCTTTTCCACGATGAACGCGTCTGGCTCCCACTCTTTGTAGTGCTTGAACGCGACCTGTTTCAACTCGGGGAACGCCATCCGGTCTTTGAACGCGTCCAGCAGAATCAACTGCGGGGCGTCGCCCTCTTCCTCGTTGTAGAACACACCCCAGGTGGTGCATGCGCTGAAGTCAGAGGTGGTCTTTGTCTCGAACGCCGTGTCCCAGGACTGGATCACGTACTCGCACCGGGGCGGATCGTCTTTTGGCCACATCCGCCAGTGATGCCGCCCCACGATGGCAGACGAGTCTGCTGTGGGCTGCTGCATGTACTGCGCGTTCCAGAACCGGGGGTCGAGGTTGGCCTTTTTGGACTTGAGTTGGTCCAGTGGCCACTGGTCTGGCCACAGAGATTTCTCTGTGTCGGTGCCTTCGTTCAGGATGGCCGGGAGTTCAACGATCTCCCACTGGTCGGCGTCTGGGTTCTTGGTCTGGTAGTCGATGAGACGCCCGGTGAGGTCGAGCAGCGACCACCGCGTCATGATGACGATGATGGCGCCCCCTGGCATCAAGCGTTGCAGCGGGCCTGTTTGGAACCAGTTCCACGCCGTATCAAAAGCCAACCTACTATTTATTTTTACATCTTGCTCAGAATGAGGATCGTCAATAACGAACAGATCAGCACCGCGACCAGCCAGAGCACCACCGACACCAGCAGCGTAATACTGGCCTCCCTTGGAGGTTGACCACTTACCGGCGGCTTTTTGGT